CCAATTAGTCCAAGAGAGTTTTGATCTGCAAAAAATAATCTAAACTGAGATTTCTTTTTAACTATAATAGTACGAATAGACGCCAAATCTTCTTGATCAATATAATCTTCAAAGATAGACTGAATTGGCTTAGACAATGTAGCAAGCTCAATATCACCAATACGATCTGTACCAGATACAGGACGTAAACCGTCAGGTGCTAAAAATACAATCTCACCGTTAAACTCTGCAACACTATCAGGTGCAATGCAACCTAAGTTGTTTGTAACATTTTGTAATACAAAGTTAGCTTGGTTATCACCAACAAGACGTTTAATGTTGTTTGTACCGAATATAAATAATTGGTCACGAAATGCTTTAATCTGTATTACCTTAAAGCCTACATTAATTACGCCGGCACCAGCAGCAGGGTCAAAATTAGTTTCAGCTACAGGTGCACTAAAATATAGATTATATGGTTCTGCAGGATCACCTGCTAAAAATAAATGATTTTGAAATGCAGCTACAAGTGTAGGGTCCGTAGGTGCTTGTGCATGTGTAATCTGTGTATACGTAGTTCCATCATATGTAGCTGCAGGGTTTATGCCATCTACTATAGCAAACTTAGGTGCACCCCAGTTAAAACTTTCAAACCTAACTTGACTTACACCTGTCATAGTAGGAGAACCTGAAGTACTTACAGTTTGCCACCCTTTAACTGCAGGGGTAGATTGTACTGTGCCTGTAGCAGTTGATGTGCCGCCTGTTAAAACATTACCCGTAGCAAATATTCGTTCAGGTAGTTTACCAAAATTAACTACAAGGGCATTTGCAGTTTTAGATATAACTGTGCCTGTAGCAGCTACACCTGAATCGTCACTTGAACTAACTACACCTGTGACTGTTTCTCCTACACTAAATCCAGCACCTTCTCCTGAAGCTAGTGTGACATCGTAATAATGATTGTACCAATGTAGGTAGTTATTACCTGATGCAGGTTTACGGCATCCAAAGATACCTTGATTAATATCAGGTGAAACATGTAATCCTAAGACAGGACTATTAGCTAATCCTGTAAGTTCACCGTATGCGTTTGTATACCCTGAGATACGACGATAGCCACCGTTAAGAGATGGCTCATAATTAATTATGCGATAAGCTGAACCCGCAAATTGCGATCCATGTGTAAGTGGATCTACATTGTTAATAAGCCCACCACTGCAAGGAACAGCAAATGTAGATAAACTATCTGCCATTATTGTGCGCCTGTATTCACATTAAAATGTCTATGTGCTATTACTGTAGATGTAATATAAGCAGGACTATCTAACAATAATCTACGCATGGTATCTATACCATTTTGAAAATTTTGTTGGTGTATAGCTGCGCTTTGTTCATTACTACGAAAACGCATCATGTACATCATTGCACCATCAATAAGTACATGTTTAAATCTATCAGGTATAACTGATACATCATTAAATTCTGTTAAGTCACTAGGAAAAGACCAATAGCGATATTCGATTTCATATGCAGCATCTGGTAGTGGCGTAACACCAAACTTACGTTCTTCTGTCTTATATATGTATTGAGGTGTAGTATATCCACTTGTACCTGCAGTATCTTCACTAGGTCTTTGTTGACGTAAGTAATCTACATATGTAAGAACTGTAAGTTTTTTAGGTTGATTATCTTTAGAGGATAGCTGTTTTAAATAAAAAGAATCCCAATCAACTTTTGATACATCTGCTTGCCAAGCATACTTGCCTGTACCTGCAGATAATGTTTCTGTGTATGTCGTAATTAAAAAAGGCCACTCTTGAGATGTCTGTAAAATTTCACGGGTACTAGAGTTTATTGCATCTTTGGCAATTGCTTGTAGATTACGTACATCTCCAAAACCATCACCTGCTGTATCAAGTGTGGTTTCGTTTATTCTGCGAAGTAGTTCGTTTACAAGTGCAACATACGTAGCCATAATAGTACCTTTAAATAAGCCTTAAGGGGCCAGTTTCCCAGCCCCTCAAAGTATTTTAGTTATGCAAGCAGATCACGATCTACTTCTGCAGCTGCTTTGGTAGCACCCATTGGGGCGTACACTACGAAGAACTTAAACGAACCCGCTGAAGGTGCGTTAGATCCCGCAAGCTTTGCAGTGATAACTGTGTCAGCAGCAGTAACATTAGTGATACCGTTTACCGAAGTAGTGGTAGCAGCCAATGTCTTAGCGCCATTGATGTCGGCAGTGCCGAGTAAATCAACGTCACCACCTGTGACACCAAAGCTTACTGCATTAGCACCACCAATGGTAGCTGCCGCAGTACACTCAGCGCCAGCAGCAAGAACCACACAATTGTCTGGAACTGTACCAATGTCGTGAGTTGAGCTAGTTGTCAAGTCACCGTGAGCAATCACGGCTGTCTCGATACGAACTGGAGATTGTAAAGCCATTTCTATGCCCCCCTTACGCTGCGTTATATTTGGCAGTTACGATTGCTTCAGGGCGAAGAATCTTACGGCCATATAGATGCATACCACGAACGATGTCAGCAAAGCTGTCAGGGTCACGATATGTTTCGGTTTTGTTGATCTGCTCAGCAGTAGCAACTGCAGAGTCATGACCAGCTACGATAACACCATAGTTAGTGTTTTGGTTTGCAGAACCTGTTGTACCTGAACCTGTACCTACAGATGGTAGGTTAGATGAAGAGTACACACGGAATCCGTGCAGGTTGTTAAGAACCAAACCATTACGAAGTGCACCAGACTCACCGTAATCTGAATTCAGAAGACGTGAATCTTCGTCTGCCATGATTTCCATGAATACTGGATCTACAACCAGCCAGCGCCCTTGCTTATCAACTTGTTGTTGGTCAAGCAAACGAGCCATACGAGCTACAACCATTGCTGGTGAAGCTGTTGCTGTTGGTAGTGCAGTAGCACCCGGCAAACGAGCAGCCACTGGGATCGAATGATCTGCAGCAGAACTAGTTGTAATATTGCCGAAGCTATCTTTACGCAACTTCATTGATGTCAGCAGTTCGTCCGAACCTGCAGTAGTCACAGCTTTAGTACCATTTACTTGGTCATTAACTGTATCTGCATCTGCATGTAAAGCAGACTGTTTGAAACCTGACAAGTAGCCAAGAACTTCTTGGTCATGCTGGTCAGCCAAACGATAAGCTGCACGATTGGTTGCAAGATCCATAAAGTTCACATGTGAGTGAGCTTCTTCGATATCATCAATTTTAAAGGCAAAGTAGTTAGCTTTGTCTACAACCAATGAAAAATCTTCATCGTCAAGATCTTGTGCTGAGATTTGTGTACCACGAGCGTAGCTGCTTACGGAAATCTCAGGTTCTTTGATAATTTTTACTGTATCACCTTGGGCAGAAATCTCCCCAAAATAATCAGAGTTGGTGATGTCACCACATACTGTGCTCTTGCGAAAAGCAAGCTGCACTTTTTTGGAGTAGATTACGGAACTAAAGTTACCGTTAGGTAAGTTACCGTGTCCTCCTGCTGATGTAAAAGCCATAATAAATCCTCCTGATAGTTGGCTTATCTAAAAGCTAATACCAATAAGAGGCTGTTACATTTTCTAGGGTGCGTGAAGCTAACAGTCGGCCAACCGTTAGATGTACGGGCCTATACTTGAACAGGTAGTTCTCATACGTTTAGACTTTATTGAAAATTGGGTTAGAACAAAAGGTAGTCATATAGAGGCTTTTGTTCTATGTCCCTAGTTATACTGTTGCTTTTTTATTTGTCAACAGTTTATCTGGCATTACCAGACACGTCATAGACAAATTTACCATTGCGCATTGCTTTGTTAATTTCGTCTGCACGTTCTTCAAATTCTTTATCGGACATATTAGCTACATCTGACTCACGAATTGTACCATTAGCATCAGCTACATCTACCTGAGTCCTACTACGCTTAGTAACTGTAGAGGCTGCTGCTTTTTTGTTTGCTTTTTTAGCTTCCTTGGTAAGACCCTTGTCTGACTTATACAAGTCAATAACACGGACTACTGAAGCTGGATCGTCTGCATTTTCATATAGTGCATCCTTAACCCACTTAGGCTGTTCATCAGCCCAATCATGAAATTCATCTGATTGACGTAGGTCATCAAAGTCTGAATGTGACTTACGAATTTCATTTTCTGACTTAACACGGTAAGCTTCTGCCTGAGCTTCATCAAGTTCTTTTAGTCGAGTATCAGCCTTACTAAACATTTCTTGTGCTTTTTTAGCTGCAATAGTTTCTACTATGCCAGCTACATCAGGATACTGTTTAGCCCACTCTTCAATATCTTCGTCGGACTTAGGTGGTGTAACATTACCTTTAGCAGATTGTAGGGTTTCTAACTTTTCGTCCCACTCTTTTTCTTTCTGCTGCATGTGGCGTCTTAGGTCACCATATCGTTTTTTAAAAGACTTTTCTTCTGCAGATAACGTTTCTTCTTTAACTTCTGTATTGGTCTCTGCTTCTTGGGTAGCTTCTTCAACTTCTTCTTCTGCATCTACTGGGATTTCTCCCCTTGCTTTAGCTTCAAGTTCTGCAATCTCCTTTTCTTCGTCTTCCATTCGTTGTTTACGCTTTGCGTTGTTATATCCACGATCAACGAATCCTGCAGTCTTTGGGGTTTCCACT